GGCGCAGTTTGGGCGCAGTTTGGGCGCAGTTTGGGCGCAGTTTGGGCGCTACAGCTCGGACCAGTGGTGGAATAAATCCGCCCCAAACGCGCCGCGCTTCAGTTTGACAGTGCCGGTGTCCGGCACACGACGGCCATCACTGTACGCATAGAAGTTCACCGCCAGGTTATAGTCCTGGCCTTTTGGTGGAACAATAGCCTCGTCAGCCAGGGTGGTGATGTTACCCATGAACCCCTCCGCCACGTCATTAGTGTCCGGAGTTGAGCATTTGAGCAGGGCCTCGATCTGCGCGATCACCGCGTACGGCTGCTGCTCCCGCTTCAGGATTACTGTGAACCGCTTCGGGTCGCGGCGCAGACGGACGGCCAACTCGCGGTCACGGTGCTGCGGGTCGGATAGTAAGGCACGGACCTTCGGGATCACCATCTGCCATTTCAGCGCCGGGTAGCCCTCCGGTCGGTCGGGTTTTGGATTCTTGATCATGTCGGCCACGGCGTGCTTCAACACCCGCAGCAACTCTTTCTCAGTTTCTGTAAACGACATGGATTAATTACCGCATAGACGGCAAGAAAAGTCAAACGCTTGGAGACGTGATGTAGGCTACACGTTTTTCGCGTACTCGTAGGAAACCTGATACTTGTACAACTTGTACAAGTATCGAATGTGATTACGTCACGTGACGTTTTAGACATTTGGCGTATCTGTCCTGATACAGGTAGGAATTTTAAAAGAAATGATTTTCGTTTTATTTTCATCTGTGACCTAAGACACGTCCAAGACTATAGCCCGTCTTGTGGTCTGTGTCACAAACGACGTGGTGGACCTAGACACTACGTGTCTGGTCCTTAAATTTAATGTGTTTCATGATTTTTACCTATCTTTTCGATGGTCTGTATCTGTCTCTATGTCAGCTGTTCCATTTCGGAACTGATGTAAGTATATGTATATAGATAATAAGTGTCAAACATACAGGTCAACAGTGGTTTTACGCGCGCTTGCACGTGTGTACGCGCGTAGACACTGACACCTAAGGTGTCGTGTCGTGCAGCTCTGAACAGCGGCGTCTAAAGTGACTAAAACAGCGCGCTTTTTGAGGCTCAAAAACACGCTTTAACCAGGGGATTTGACAAAGGTTGATGGTGTGCGTAGATTGAATCTTGTCAGCGAAACGCCGAACGCCCCGATAGCCGCCAAATGCGGCAGAAAGAGAGACCTGAAAATGTACCAGGTAACCAGCATCGAAGCAAGTATAACTGAATCGCAAGGGCTGTACAATGAGCCGCAAGGAATCGAAGCCAATGGCCAATGGTCTAAAGTCGCCGAAAACTACTACGGGGATATTTTCGTAGCGTCGTATGGTGGGAGACTGTACAAAGCCCAAATCGAAGAATGCAGCACCCCAATTGATCACATTTTCCCTGATCCGTCATGGCTGACCGTTGCCGTTGTGGATCGTGGAGAAGTGCGCATGAGCAATGACAACAAGGCACGGAACATTGTGGATTTAGTGGACGATGAAACCCTGCAAGCGGGGGTAGAGAGTGGCGAAATCGCCGTTTTCTACCAGGGGCCACAAGGGTGGTATCGTGCTGAAAGCTTGGAAGATGCAGCGGATAAGCGAACAACACGCGACGGTGTGGTGCTTTACATCAGCGATACCGCTTGTAGTGATGAAGCATGGGAGAAAATCCACAATGAGTACCAGGCGTGGGCTGATGGGTATATCTGGCGTATCTCGCGCGCCAACGATGTGACACTAGGCGAAGCCGTGACACACTTCACAATTAGTGATGAAGCCCTTGAACTGATCGAATGGGAGCACGAAATAGGCGGCGTAATCTTCATCCCTGACTCTAGCGGGTGGAATGAGCCAGATTTGCCCGTGCAAGAACTACTCTAACCAGCATAAATAAGTGGAATACCCCCTTAAAGGGGGTAGCCCTTAGTCTTTCACTTGACACCGTAGAGCTTAAGGAATATAGTGTTAGGTAGATGGTCAAAGGGACCAGGAAGCCGCGTAAAGCGGAAAGCATACGAACCGTAAGGGGTCGAAAATGCGTATTGCATTCAACGTTCAAGACGAAATCCAGGCTAAAGGCTGGTCTGAAGCATGGTATGAGGGTGAGGAAGTCGCTAAAGACGTTGCCCAAAGCCTACAGCACGAACTGTGGCGCACATACCCGGAAATCGGCAGTCAAATCACACAGCCTATTGTTGAGGTTGATGGGGAGAACGTCACCGTCGAAACCGCTCACAGCGAGATTGGGACCGCTGTACGTAAATCGTTCGAACAGGTGTTGCTGGAAACCCTAGCTAAGTCGTACCCTGACTACTTTTTTGACGAAGCCGCGGGTGGTTTAACTGACGATATTGTTTTCGGCGAAAACGGTGAAGCCGATAGGTGGGTTGACGATGCACACGATCGACTGTTGGAGTTTGGCGTAACATGGTCTGGTCTACCCGCTGACGCGGAATACGTGACCGACACGGAATTTCAGCGGGTTGTTGACCAGGTGCTAATTGAGCTGGAGGACACCCTAACTGATTTTCGGGTAGAGAATCAGAACCCGCTCTTAGGCATTAAGGATTTGATGAATGAGGGCTACTACCTTGACCTTGCGGAATCAGTGTCGATCAATGGTTTTGACTGTGACGGCGAAGATGCTAAGCGGGTTCAGGATTTGATCGAAGACCTGGAGGAAAACCCGCACGTCGATCTAGGTTCGGACGAAATTCACGCCGCCATGCTGAAAAGTGATGAAAACGGGTTGGTGCATATCGCGCGCAAACTGGAGGGAACAGGGCTGTACGACGTGACGGAAGTAGTACAGGAATGCGTGAATGAGTACGCGAAAATCTTCCGTCCCGACCTTGCGGAAGAATGGCCGGACGTGGCGAAAGCAACCAGTGAAGCGCTAGAGCAACTAGTAAGTGACATTGAGGGTGGGGATAGGCCACTTGACTACCTGTACCAGGAAGCCCAAAACGCCTGTATCTACTACGTTGACGTGATAAGCATCATTGACGCTATCGGGCTTAGCGAGCTGGACGATTTGGTAGACGAACCGCAAATAGCAATGGAAGCCCTACCGGGTGAGGAAGTAAGCCTATCGATGGTTTTCACCAGGTTGGCTGCAATGGCGCTGGAACGCCTCACCGTCACCTACGCTGTGGAAGCCCTAAGTGCTTTGGCTAGAGAACTAAAGTCATAAAGGATCCACCCCTGAAAAGGGGTGCCCCCTTGGGGACTGACTTGCATTGTGTTTGCGGGTGTGGATATAATGTAGGTACAAGCTCAAAGGGAGTGAAACCGCGAAAAGCGGTGATGTTTTGGGAAAGCCGAAAGGGTTTTGAAAATGTTCGATCTTATTATGTTTTTCGTCCAAATGGTCACCACGCACAACTACGTGCCCGTGATGGACGTGTGGGGATTTGGTGAGGATTCCGGCATCGTTGACGTGGCCATGTCCGTAAGTGAAAACGTGTTCGGCTTGTACGCCCCCGTGCGCTAAGGGAAAGGTAAAGGGTGAACGTGATGAAAAACACCGAACGCAACAAGCGCATGGCAAGCCGCCTGTACTACAAAGCGGAATCCATTTGGTCCGATTTTCAATCAAACCACAGCATCGACCCACAGGGGTGGTACGACGGTACGTCGATGGAGCGGGAAGACGCGTTATTTTTCTTCTCCGTTGTGTCTGCTGATTTTGACTGGTCCGACGCAGAAGCGCGTGAGGAAGCCATGAGTGACATGGACTATGTGATTAGTGTGTCGCACGACACGATCCTTGACACGGTACAGGAATGGTACGCCCAAGCCGACAGCGATGGTTTGGGTAGGTTTGTGGTCAACGAACTGGTGGCGGAATACCTGCCGCAAATGCTAGCGCGAGAATCGGCGCTGTGTGAGTACAGGGGCAAAATGATCGATATTTTGGCCGAAGCCGCGCGTACCCAGTGGGATAGGTGAGGACGATGTATCAGGGCATGACCGAAGCAATGAAAAGCACGTGGTTAGGTGAGCTGCAAAGCATCGAAAGCGGGTTTTGCTACGAATTTCGGTTCGACTACGACGGAAACCTTGTTTGGGAGAAAGACTACATCTACGAAAGCCTGTTTGCGCCCATCGCATGGGAGTCTTTCAGCTGGAGTTCCAGCGCGATTCAGGTGTGGCTGGAAGACTTGCGTGACGTGTCCTATAGTGCAGAAGATGCTGGTTGGACGGTGGATAGCGTGATGGAGTTCGAATCGCGCGTCGAAATACTAGCCGAAAAGGCTTTGGAAGAATCGAAAATATATCGGATTGAGTGGGAGGATTAAGGAAAATGTGGAATCAAGTTGTAAGGGAGGGTGGTGCGCCCACCACTGAATGGGTGTTCGATATGGACGGCTATACGTGGGTTGGCGACATGCTGGTGTATGAGGAAGATTTGGCAGACGGGTACGAAATGGAGTTGGTGGAGTACGTGATGTAGAACACGTTGAGGTTTAGGGGGTCGGGGTTGACGTTTTAAGGGTTGCAAGTTAAGATTAGGGTGTGCCCCAAAGACAAGGGTAGAATCTAGAGAAAGATGGAGGGGTCGAAATGACCTATTTGCGAGACACTGATTTTCACGACACGGCATACGCTGTGGAAGTAGACAAGTACACAACCATATACCGTATCGAACCTGCCAGGGGAACAGAAGACTTTCGCGAAATGGAGCGCGTGTACTTTCGGGGTCACCAAATTGCTTCCGCGGGGCTTATCGCCGACGGTGAAGTCGGCCAATGGGAACACCAGGGAGAGAAATTTGATGCCGATAACGGTGACATGTGGGCTATCGTCGATGTTGAGGGTGGCGCAGAGATGGCCCCGTTCCGGGTTGCTAGCAAAGCGGACGCCCAAAAACGTTTCGGTGACGATTTGCAGGGCGTAGTGTCATTTGGTGACGTGCGCGAAGAAGTGAAGCGCGCAGCCCTAGCTATTGCTTGTGACATGGTGTTGATCGTAGGCAGGTGGGAGACTCTAGAGACAGATATAGAGTACACGTATGGCCTTGTTTGTGCCGTGAAATATGGTGATGGATTCATCGACTACGATAGCGATATTGAGTTGTCGCTAGAAAAATTGTTCAAAGAAAACAGCGAGCGCCTTGTGCGTGGCAATCGTGTCGTAGGTGTCGATGGTTTGAAAATCATTGAGGATTTGAAATAAAATGGCGGCGTTTGACTTGACCAGCACTGACGTTTGTTCAGTGTTGCTAGGTGGTCGCATGAGCAGAAACGGCACCACCGTCAAGTGCTACCGTGATGGAATGCAAGTTTTTCGTGGCGCGTACCGTGTTGCAGGTGTCTTTTTCGATGGTGAGCGCCACTATTGGGAGGAATTGGAGTGGGAGGGGTCGCTAGTAAGACAATTAGACGATCTTGCAGCGGAAGCGGAAATTTATGGTATCGGTTTTGTGTACATTAGAAGCGGAATCGATCGTTCGGAAGACAAAGATATTATTAAGGCTGTTTTTCGTGAATGGCTTGAGGAAGTGAAGTGGTAGACATGAATAAGCGCATATATGATAGCGGTTCCCTGCGGGGGTTTAATGTGGTATCGCAGATGTACCCTAGTGGTGCGGGGTGTAAGGGGTTCTGTGGCGGGGGTTCTATGGAGAGTGTGTCGGTAGCCTACGGCAACGGTGAGAACATGGCGCACGGTGGTGTGTTAAGTATGCGTTGGTATGAGATATCATGGCGAGATAGGGGGTTTGAGGGTAGGGGGTTGTATGAGGGGGTTGTACACCGTAGGGTATATAGCCTTGATGGTGTACGTGGTAGTGAGGTTGTAGGCTATGTCGGTATCGGCGTTGATATTGATGGTGCATGTGATGGATTCATCGTTGACCGTGTCATGATGGAGTGGCGTGTGATGGTGGAGGGGTTGAACGGCATGGGGTAGAGATGTAGGGGGTGTGATGTGAAGACGATAAGAGAAAAGTAAGAAGAAGCTTAGAGAAAGGTTAAGGTGTTGTCATGAGTGGTGCACTTTTGTTTGGGTTTGTAGTGCTAGTTTCAGTTGTCGTATCGGGGTCTGTTGGGGTAATTCTTAAAGCTTTCTTAGGTGACTCTAAGGAAGTGAGGGGTGTGGAGAGTGAGGGGGGAGTGGCTGAAACGTCACGTGACGAAAATAAGGGAAAGGATAAGGGTGCAATTATTTTCGATGGTGGAGTAGTGAGCGCGGAATACTTTCGCGGCTACCTAGACGGCCACCGTGACGGTTCGGGACGCAATGACGACGCGCTAGGCATGGTAGCGCTGCAGCAAAGATGCCGTGATGGATACTATGCACGGTGACGCATAAGATGCGTCGAACCCCTCCGATCTGGAGGGGTTATTTTTGTGCGTGTTATAATGAGGCTAGCCCAGGGGGAGGGGCACCCCCTCCCAGGTGCATTTCCGCAGGTCGGGCCGGTGCTGCACTTTAGAGTCTGCGATAGTTCAGAAAACCGGCTTAGGTACACATCCCCAAAACCCCTGCTTATACTGAAAGATTGCACACATTGTGCAATTTTGCACTCGGTACGAAAAATTTCACACACTCTGCAATTTTGCACTCAGTGTGCAACTTAGTTCGTGTCAAATCGACACGAACTCGAACCTTAAGGAAGTCTGAAATGGCACGTGGAGGCGCACGCAAGGCTGGCGGCCCGTCGAAAAAAGGCGCGAAGGCCGCTGTCAAGATACTCACTCCCGTCGAACACGACACCTCAGATATCCCTCCCCTCCCCGACTACCACGACTACTTCATCCCGCTCGCAGACAAAGACGATCCCGCAGACGGCGAATGGTTCAAGGCGGTGCAGGACTGGTGGGATTCGATTTGGTTGTCTCCCATGACTCGTGAGTGGCTGGCCAGCGACATCCACACCCTGTACCAGGCGGCCGCGCTTCTGCAGGAGTCCCTGAACCCGTTTTACAAGCTCGGGGACCGCATCAAGGCGCAGAAGGCGCATCAGGAGATTCTCAAAATGTACGGCCTAACCCCCTTAGCCCGTGAGCAACTCCGCTGGTCTGTTGCGCAGGGTGAGGCCGCCGCGACAAGAACCAACCAGCTCAGAGCCGCCGCTCCTACTAAAATCTCCGCCAAGGTTGTGCGCGACGAGATGCAGGCGCTATACTCTAGGCACACCGGCACCATAGATGCCGAAATCCTGGGTTGACATCACCCCCGTCACCCCACCAGAACACCCCGGACGCCGCCTGCAACCACTAAAAAACAGCGCGCCGGGGTTTAAAAATTGACATCAGACCGCTCTTAGGCTACAATCAGTCTTGCTGGGATTGATTACCCTAGTACCTTTGTTATGGTAAGAATCACTTTCGTGCTTCTTATTGAACCCCCGGCACGGGCACTTTGGCCGGGGGTTTTCTTGACCCGTGTTACAATGAAGACGTAAAGGCGGACACCTTGCTCACCCTCAGTAAGGCTTACCGCCGAGGCTTCCCGGCCTCACTAAACTTCTAAACATGCGGCCTGGCCCTCGTAAGGACTTCTTGTCCCCAAGACAGCCAGGACCGGACCCCCAGGAGGGCTGCGGCGCCTGGGGGTCGTTAAGGCAAAACAAAAACCCGGCCGATATGCCGGGTCTCTGTTCCTCTAGAACCTTCTTCCTTTATACACTCTCGGCTCGCCAAGCGCAAATCCCGGCAAAAACAACCATATTCGCCGTTTAAAGGCACATAAACGCCAAGCAAACCACCCTCTAGAGTTGACAGTTCCTCCTCCTCCCGCTAAACTCGTCTTCGAGCACAAAAAGTGCCCACCAGAACCAAAGTACAGAGGAGGACTGCACATGAAAACACTCAGGTACACAGAAAACGAGTACGTGGAGGCCACTAAAAAAATTTGGCGCAAGCTCCCAGATGAATTCAAGGCCTTCAACCTACCCAGAGACGAAGAAGGCTACATCATTGGCGGAGTCGTCGACGATGATTCCATCGTTGAACCAGGAGCAGTCATCGTTGGGTCAAACATCAAAGGCGGCACCCTGATTGAGGAAGGCGCCATTGTCATTGGCTCCACCGTCAACGCAGGCTACGTCGGCGTAGAATCCTTCATCCTAAGTTCGGAACTCGAATATTCAACTGTCTACCAGGAAACCAAGGTTGAAAACAGTTGGCTGTGCAAGTCCACTGTGGACCGCTACATCCCCGTCATAGGCTCCGTGTTGGAGAAAACACTCGTGACCGGCGCAACCTCGCGCATCAGTCGGTCTTTCCTGTCGGGATGCGACCTGCACCGAACCCGCCTAGACAAAACCCTGGCCGCGAACACGCGGATCGGTTCCCTGCAACAGCCGGACGAAAACTTCGCTGTTTTCACTAACTGCGTCATGGCGTACGCCACCATCACCTGCACGGATGACGAAACCCGCCACATTCAAGGCGCGTTCCAAGCCCTGGTAACCCCGAAAACCCCGGTGCGTGCAGCGGAGGTTGGCCTGGAATCCACCTTAACATTCTTCAACAGGCTGGACGGCTCAGCGGCCATCGACTTCGCGTATGCACGCAACCCCCTGCCGCTGCACGCCACCGCGGAAGCCATCCAGCAATTCGGTACCCTCAACTGGGGCCGCAATTTCGTTGAACAGCAGTATGAGCTGATCAACGAGGCAACCCAAGGACTAGGCCAGGAAATCCCCGGCACACTCATTGACATTGATGGCGTCACCACCGCTATCGAACTCCTCGACGAAATGAAAGAAGCCTTCCAATGATCCTCCTGACCATTGTCTCCTACCTTGATGTTCTGGCCCACATGGCCATTCAATACATCCCGGCCCTGCATCCGACCGGCGCACCCTTGTCCTCCTTCCCTCTGCACGAAATGATCGCGGGTAAGCCGGACACCGTCGTGCCGCCGCTCAACCCATAACTCCTTTTCATCCAGTCCGGGGGCCCACCCGCCCCCGCCCCCCCACACACAGAGTACGAGCA